TACATCATTTTATCAATAGTTTATCTAGAAAATATGCAATTATAGGCACAAATAGAATATTGTATGCTTTTTCTGGTGGTGTATTTTATGACATACACCCTATTCAAACTACAACCACGCTTACAAACGCATTTAGCACAACCAACGGATCGCCAACTATAACTATATCTTTTCCTAGTGCACACAATTTAGTTGAAGGTGATATACTTTTAATGGACAATTTTACAACAATTACAGATTCAAATTTTAGTGCATCCAATTTTGATAATAGAAAATTTATGGTT